CAGATCCAGGGCGAGCTGGTTGAGGGTCAGGTTCAACCCGTCCAAGTTGCTCAAGGTGAACCCGTCGGGAACGTTCTGCGGGCTGACCTGCGCGCCGTGCGGAGCCAGGGTCGCGGCGGGCCCGCCGGCCGCCGGCGCGTCGACGTCCGGCGCGGTCGGGGCGTTGCCGCCCTCGTTCATCTGCTGCTGTTGCAGCATGGCCTCGGCCTGGGCCTGCTCCTCAGCCTCACGGTCCTCGACTGCTTCCCAGTCGACTTCCAGGCCGAACTCCTCGGCAATTTGCTTCTCGATCTCTTTCCACATTTCGGGTGCCACGTTGGAGGCGTCCGGGGCGACAACGGCCAGGGCCTTGAAGACGTCAAGGAGTGCCCCCTTCTGCTCTTCGGTGAGCTGCCCGAAGCGAAAGAGCGGATATTTACCGGAGTTGAAGTTCCAATCGATGAAACGCGGGATCAGCTGGGTGTTGATGACCTCTTCGATCTCACCCATGATCGTCTGCAGCATGAGCAGGAACAACGCGTCGGACTGCCGGCCGAAGTCGATCAGGCTGGCGTCGCCGCCGGTGCCCTGGGAGTCGTCGAAGAACGCCGCCAGAACACTTTTCGACATCTGACTGTTGTGGTGGTTGATGTAGGCGAGGAAGTCGAACGCGCCGGCTTCCTTGAGCGACTCAACCTTGTAGCCCTCGGGCATGGTCATCCACTGGGCGATACCGACGTCGGAGAGGGCCCGCTGGAAGGCGGCTTTCTCCTCACGGCTGGGGTTCGGCGGGATGGTCCCGAGGCGGGTACCCACCGCAGCACGCTGGGCGGCGATATGCGCGACGACGTACAGCTTGAACTTCGCCTCCCAATGCTTGTAGGCGGCGTTGAAGTAGCTGATCCCGTAGAACGGGCGTTCCTCGGCGTTCGCGGTGTAGTACAGGACCTGGTCGCCGGGAATGGTGACGTCAATGTACTTGTCCTGGTACATGGTGCGCTGCCGCAGACCCTTGAAGTCGCTGTTGCGGTCCAGCAGGAACGTGAGCTGTTCCGACGGCCGGTGAGCGAGTTTCTTCAGCGTCCACTTGCCCTTGAGCGGGCCGGACTTCGGCTGCCAATACACCATCTCGAACGCTTCGAAACCGTCGAAGATCGCCATCACCAGCTGCGCCATGAACCGGCCGAACGGGACCTGCATGCCGCCGCCGGTGACGGGCAGGGTGAGCATGTCCTGAACGAACCGGGCCTCCTGGTCGCCGCCGTCGACACCCTCCTCCGGGACGTACGTCGCGGTCCTGAGCGCGGCCCGGATAGGCAGAGTGATCAACCGATACAGAGCGCGGGCCTGCCCATCGGTACGGCGCATCGCGACCAACTCGCGAACACCGACGTCGGACTCATCCCGCAGAACCTCCCAGGCGTCCTTGTAGGGGGTCTGCCAGGGCAGGAAGCTGGGGACACCGACCTCGAACTCGGCCTGCGGTTTGGGCTGCGCGGCCTGACTCGTGGTGCGGCCACCAGTGCGGTTGGGCGCAGTCATACCGTCTTAATCGGAAGGCGGACAGGCGCAGAGGGACTTCAGCGCCAATCCTGAGCGCGCACCGACTCGGTGAAAACCGGCACCGACAGATCACCACCGGTCCAGATCGACTTCAAGCTGTACGCACCGAACGGCAGTTCGGCCCGCTGCCCGGTGGCGAAGTCGTCGGGCTCGTAATAGCGACGCTCATTCGGGCCTTCCTCACGGCCACCCATTTGCACAGCGGTCATAGCGACGCAGGCCAGGGCATCGGCGAGGTCCTTACTGCCGTCCGCTGGATGATCGACCCGGCCGTTAGGCATACGCGAGAGTGCCAACAGTTCCTCGCGAAGCAGGAACGGCAGCTTCGAGGCGGCATAGCCCTCGGTCGACAGCCGGGGAATCTCGATGCGGCCCTCGTAGATGAGGTCACGCAGGTTGCGCCAGGGGTCCTCGGACAGATCGGTGGAGACCTTCTCCGTCTCGATGCCCTTGGTTTCCAGGATCTGCATCGAGTCGGTCGACTGGAAACTGTCGAAGGTGAACAGACGAATGTTGAAGCCGCGCCGAATCAGTTCAAAGCACAGCTGCCGCGCCCAGCGGATCTGGATCTCGCGCGGCGGCTCGGCAGCGGAGTCAGCCGAGTACGACTCGCAGAAGTCCACCTTGACCCGGGGCCGGGTCTCCCGCAGCACGTAAGGGGCGCCGTCCTCGTCCTCGGTGACCGTCTCGTACTCGTTGTAGTCGACGACGTGGGCCATGGCGATCCCGGCCCGGTCGCCGGCGACGGCGAGGTCGGCGTGCATGGTGTAGATGGCGCCGCGAACCGGGTAAAAGCTGTCGCTGAACGTGTAACTGGGCGTCCACACCCGCCGCTGGGAGCGTTCGGACTTCTCCATCACGTAACCGACGGTGACCGGCATCGCGTCGAGGATCGTGAACACCGAGTCGACGGCCTGCACGTTACGGAAGTACGGGTTGATCGCGCGGGCCGGCCGGCACTCGTACTTGGCGCGGGCCATGATGGGGTCTTCGCGGTAGTCCTCGGCGAAGGCTTCCTTGCCTTTGACCCGGGGGTTGACCTCCCAGGTGGCCAGCGGCCCGGAGACGTAATGCCGGCTCTGCCGGCCGCGTTCCTCGTAGTCGGCGCGGGCGTCGTCGGTGAGACGTTGGATGGTGGAGCCGAGGTAGCGCGGGTAGGAGATCCGGACGTTTTTGAAGACTTCCGGGAACCGGGTACTGGCGCTCGTGCGCATCATGTTGAGGATGCCTTCGGCGCTTTTGGTGGGTTCCCGGGCGGAGGCTCCCCGGCGGGTGACCATTTCCTTCTTGGACTTGAAGGCGTCGATCTCGTCGGCGATGGCCAGGAGCAGGTTGAGTCCTTCCTGAGTTTCAGCGTCGGAGTGCCCGGAGACGGATTCGATGTTCTTCTTGTACGAGATGGTGTTCTGCCGGGGCGTGCATTTATCGGCGAACCAACCTTTCTTCACGGCCCGCACGATGGGCATGAAGAAGGCTTGCTGGGCTTGGGCGCTGCTGGAGGCGACGTTGAGCAGGTGGATGGTGTCCTGGTCGGGCATGCCGTAATAGGTTTGCGGGCTGATCAGACATAGCAGCAGGTAGGCGACACGCATGGACGCAACCCGACAAATATGGTCTTTTCCCCCTCCCTTTCCCCATTGGAGGGTGGCGAAGTTGGTCATGCGCAGATCGGCCGACCAGTACCTCTCTTCCCGCCAGACCGCATCGGAGCTGGCGATGTGCAGGCGGCCCTGACGTTTACCGGCCTCGAACTCCTCGACCAACTGCGGATACAGGGCCGGATAGTAGATCCGTTCAATGTGGCGCACAGCGTCGTACTGCACCGCCGACAGCGGCGGGTTCCCGAGGAACTTCTTGTCCTGCACGAACACCGTCAGCGGAACGGGTTCCTCGTCGAGAATGGCGGCCAGACCGAGATCACCGGGATGCTCGGACGGGATCTCACCGGCAGCTTTGCGCAGCGCGGAGGCGAAGTCGAAGGATTCGTTACGGGCCATCAGACCGCTTCGACCAGGGCGATGAGCGTGGAGAAGCCGCCGAGCAGGCTGATCTCGGTGGCCAGGGTGACGTACCAGGTGTTGCTGGTGCTGATGCTGGCGGTGACGGGTGTTGCGGTGGCGGCCGGCATCATGGTGGTGTTGCCGTAGCCGTGGGCTTCGCAGATGACGTTGGTGGCCGAGCGCATGGTGAGCAGCCCGTCGAAGCCGCCGCGCTGGTTGGTCGACAGGGTGGGGCTGGTGGTCGAGGTCCAGACAACGGTGTCGCTGGTGGTGCCCGCGCTGCCGGCATAGATCCGGAAGCTGACCGTGCCAGAGGCGGTGGCGTAGCCATAGAGCTTGACCCGGATGTTGGTACCGGTCGGCATGCCGCCGGGGACGGCGGCGGTGAGTACGGCCTTGTAGATCAGCGCGGAGGACGTCTGGTTGGAGGTAATGGTGTCCAGCTGCCCCCGGTTGTCCAGCTTGACCTTGTCGTCCGGGGCGAGCAGCCCTTTGAGGTTGGAGGTGGCGATGTTCGGCAACGCGGTCAGAGCGGCGACGTCGGCGACAGTGAGCAGGCCGCGGCCGTAGCTGGTGGTGGTCAACGCGGAGATGGCGGTGAGGCCCGAGTCCAGCGGCTGGCTGGCGGCTTGAACAGCGGCGGCCGAACCGGCAGTGTCGAACGCGGCGGCCGGCTGAGTGGCGGCCGTGTTCAGGCCGGTAACGTCGCTGTAGGCGATGGCGAGCGCGGCCTTGGCCTGCACGGCGGTGCCGTCGACGGGGGCGCCGGTGCCAGACGCGGCGGCCCGCATCTTGAAGGTAGCCTGCGGCATCGAGGCGAGCTTGGCGTTGGTGACGCCAGCGTTGACCAGGTGGGTGGTCGCGATGGAACCGGCGGGTACGTTCGCGGAGATCAGCCGGTTGCCAGTGTCGTAGACGAGTTGGACGGTGTCGGTGTTCTGCAGGATGCCACCGACCGCGTCTTGCGCTTTCGCGTTGGAGAAGTCGTTGCCGGTGTTCTGCGCGATGGTGACCGCACCAGCCGAATCCTTCCGGTAAAGCACTCCCGCCGCTGTTCCCGCCGAACCGTCGGCGAGGAACAGGGCGTAGTAGTTCGGGGCCGGAAGCGGGACGCCGGCCGGGCTGACCAACGCCATCTGCACGTTCGACTGGGCGGACACTTAACGGATCACCAACGTTCCGCTAATGACCATCGACCCGTCGTTCTTGATAGAAAGCCAGGCGAGGCCCTGCGTGTTCTCGGCACATTTCCACGTCGTTCCCGGCGGGATGTATGTCGGGATGGCGGCACCTAACCGGTCATCATCCTCAAGTACGACTTTCTTACCGTTGAAATGCGGCCAGGTCGCGAATCGGAAACCCATCAGCCCACGACGACTGCCCGCACCGCGCCGGCCGCCATCGTGATGTCCGGGTAGACGGCGAGGGTGTTGGCCCCGGTGGTGGCCCAGTCGACGTCGATGACCCGCGAGTCGTCGGTGGTCTTGAACCAGATCCCGAGGTCGGTGGTGTTCAGGCCGTGATTGATGGTGTAGGTGACACCGGCGGTCAGCGCACCCAGGTCCATCGCGAACTTGGTCAACGCCCCCAGATTGGCGCGGGCATCGACCATGTTGGAGGCACCGGTGCCACCATTGGTCACCGAGACCGGGGCGTCCAGGCTGAACTCGGTGCCCGAGATCAGCAGGCCGTTACCGGCGGTGTAGGTCTGCCCGCCGATCGCGAAGATCAGCCAGGACTGGGTCCAGGAGCCAGGAGTGCCGCCGGAGGAGCCTTCCTGCATGTACTGATAGTTCGCGCTGGTGCCCTCAGCGACCGCGACCAGGGCACCGTCGGGGATGTCACCGGCCCCGTCGGCGTCGGCCGGCATCGTCATGGCCGTCGACGGGCCGTTCCACACCCAGATACCGTTCTGGG